CCAGATGCTTTCCCAGAAGTCGAGCTTGTCCGTCGCCCTGGCCTGTTCGGTCTTGTTGTAGATACACAGCTGGACGCCACCGGCTGAGCCGAACATCGAGGTCTCGCCCCGCCCGTAGACGCTGGACTTGGTCGCCCACTGGATCTCCTTGATGCCGGAGATGTCCCGGTGCGTGCGGGCCCGGCAATGCAGGCGAGCAACGAGATCGGCTGGCGGTTCCCAGCCCTGGAGGTCCAACGCCAAATGCACGGCGCACTGGTTGCGCTCGACGTGCGTCATCACGGCCGAGGCGTAGAAGTCCATGCGCTCTTGCAGCCGTTCCGGCGACAGCGCGTCGATGGCATGCGGCGAGACTTCGATTTTCAGGTGGGGCCCGATGTTCTCGAGCTTGGCGTTGAAGTTCTTGATCAGCAGGACGAAGCCGAGGTCGGCGTTCTGCAGCTTGTACTGGTAGCCCGAGTCGCGGCCTACCCGCCCCGAATGCCAGACGTGCCCGGCGAACTCGACCATAGCGCCCGGCACTTCGAACAGGGCCATGACCTCGGGCCGGATCAGCCCACGGTACAACTGGCGGACGGTATCAACCCCGCAACGCAGCAGGCGAACCCTGGACAGATCCGTAATCCTGGCTGACTTGGTATCGAAGAAGAGCCGTCCGCTCGCTGTTTCCTCGAAATTCTCGTTTACTCGAATCTGGTCCTTAACGCTCATTCTCTAGTGCTCCAAATTGCAACGAATCGACACTGTTCAGCTGTGTTTATCTGACGTGTTACAGGGACGTCAGGGCGGCGGCGCCGCGCTGGCTCCGGCGCCCGTTGCGCTACGCTGACGCGCGCCGGAGTCAGAGGCGCGCACCGCCGTACTCACCGACGCCACCGGATCAATCACGCTGGTCACCGCTCCACGGCCCGTCCAGGGCGTGATGCGCTCGCCCTCGATGTCGCAGTACATGTCCATCTGCCCAGTGAAAAAGCGGCATTCGCCGAGGGGCACGATGCGGGTCAGCCCGCTGGTCGAAACGAGCACCACCCGGGCGGTGCGGCTGACCGGACGGGCGTTGCCTTCCTTGCGCCAGTAAACGCCGGCATCGGCGGGCGGCGGGTCGCTGGGCGGTCGCCAGGAGCCGGTCGGGGCCATGACGTAGCCGCCGACGCGCCAGGTGAGCGACATCACTGGCCCTTCGGGCTTGACGTAAACGGTGGCGGCCGCTCGGTTGGCGCGTGACGGGGCCGGTGGCGGTGCGGCAGGAGTCGTCGGGGCGGCCTTAGGCTCGGGCGCTGGCACCATCGGCGAGCTGAAGAACGCGCGCACGCCAGCGATGCCCACGACGCCGCCGACGACCACAATGCCGATCAACCCCCACAGGCCCCAGGAGCGCAGCAGCGAGGCGCGGCCATCGGCCTTGGACTCGTCGCCCACATCGCCCGTGGCCGACTGCGTGGCCGAGTGGTAGTAGCACCACACGGCCGGCTTGAAGGTGCCGGCGGTCTGCCGCAGCAAGGCCGACTTGGGCGGGCGCTGGCCCTTGGCGGCACCCCGGTAGATATCGACCCGGTAGTACTTCTTCGACTTCTTGACGATGCGGTAGGTGGTCTCGACCAGCAGGGTGACCCAGGAGGCGATCTGCTCGAGGTCCTGCGTCACCAGCACCACGCGCATCGATTGGCCCTTCTGATCGACGCGGTGACGGTGTTCGGCCAGCAGGGCCTTGTCGGTGAGCAACGCGGCGTTGGTCTTCTGCCCCTTCGGCCAGCGCCGCCAGAGTTCGTCCAGGACCAGTACGCAGCCATTGGGCGCGAGCTCGGCCAGATCCTCGCGCTCGAACCAGTCGGCGGGCAGCTGCGCGATGGTCCCGCCGAAGTCGGCCAGCAGCGCGTCCACCTCCAGCGGGATATTGGTCACCACATGCCGGCCCTGTTTCAGGCTGGGGATGATGACGTGCTCAACGACTCCGTAGCTTTTGCCGTGGCCGGGCATGCCGGTATATGCGTCGATCGCCATAGGTCACCCGATGATCGGCAGGCGGCGGATGACGAAGCGGATCAGCGAGGCCAGCAGCACCGTGGTCACGCCGAAGTCGAGCCGGAACATGGAGGCGAAAAACAGCACCTCCGGCGGAATCGACTGCATGGCGTTGCCGGCCTGGTGGAAGAAGTCCGGCACCGGGATGGCGTTGAAGAACGCGACAATGCCTTCGGACAGTTGGTGAAAGACCCACTGCGGCAGGGTTTCGATGAAGTCGATAACCGAGTCGAAGGCGTCCTGCAGCCATTGCAGCAGCTTGCCGGGGAACGCCCAGACCCAATCAACGAAACGACCTAGCTTCTCAAGCATGGCGGCACCTCAGGAGGACAGGACGATACGAACGCCCAGCAGGCACCAGACGGCCAGCATGAGCGCGGAGAAGATTCCGGAGATTTCACCCCACAGGGTGCAGTGGCCATCGAAGGTGATCGGGCGGCCGAAGAGCATCACCGTCCCCGAGGGGCAGACGCCGGAGCCGGACGGAAAGGAGATCGCGCCGACGGCGCTGCCCAGCGGTGAACTGCGGATGCCATCGAACACATGGGCCAGCGACTCTTCGAAGCCCGGCACCGTCTCGGCCCCGTCGAAATAGGTCGGGGCAACGAACGAGCAGTCATCGCCATCGCAGAAGCCAGGCCCCGAACCGCTGTCTTCTTCGCCTTCCTCGCCGTCGCCTTCGCCAGAGCCGTCACCCGAACCGCCCGTACCGCCACCCGAACCGTCACCTTCGCCGTCTCCGGTGCCGTCGTCCGAGCCGTCGTCACCGCCGTCACCGCTGCCGCCGTCATCACCGCCGCCACCACCGCCACCGCCCGAGCCGTCGTCAGGGTCGGTCGGGTTCTCTGGGTCGGTCGGATCGGTGGGATCGGTCGGGTCCGGCTCTTCGGGCGGGTTCTCCGGCGAACAGAAGGTGCCGTTGTAGATGTAGCCGGCCGGGCATTTGTCGCCGTCTTCGGGCGGCGGCGTATCGTCGGGATCCTGGGTTTCGCCCTCGGACGGATTGCCGGGCGTTTGCAGGGTGTTCTCGGTGCACTCGATCCCGTTGCCGGTATAGGAGTAGATGCCGAACACCCCTGGCGGATTGCCGCTGCTGTAGACGTAGACGTTGGAAGCCGGCGTATAGGTGAAGGCGTACTGGCAGCCGTTACCGCAGACAGACCCCGGAGGGTCGATGGTCGGCTGGCCAACAGCGGACTTCATCAGGTGTTCGTGGCTGACGGTCTGGCCGTTGGTGGTTTCGCATTGGTTGGGCGGCTCAGGCTCAGGAGGCGGCGTGCACGAACCGTCTGCCGTGTTGTAGGTGCCCTCACATGAACCCACACGCACCACGGAGAAGCTGGTGTAACACCAGCCGGTCATATCTTTTACGCAACACCCAAATTCGCTTTTTGACTCTGGAAATTGGGTATCAAAGGGACTGCCGCCACCCGATTGGCAAGCGGCCTTCACCGTCGGAAATAGCGGACTTGCGGGCGCACTCTTGCGTTGCCATTGATAAGCATGGGCCGAGCCGGAAACAAACAAAGCCAGCAACCCGACGCTAAAGATTAAAGAGAGCATGCGACGCATAGCCCTACCACCTCGAAAAAATCGCGTAAGCGCAGGCGGCTCCGATGCAGAAGAAGGCGAATTCCCAGAGCGCTTGCATGTGTACCTCGCCAAGAGAAAGGCCGGCGCTAGGCCGGCCTGGGTTGCGGGTGAGCGTTACGAACGCAGGAAGCCGAGGACGACGCGGGCACCCTTGATGCCGGCGTATACCGCTGCCAGCAGGGCCGCGACGGCGAGGACGCCACCGGCGATGGTCGAGAAGTCCACGCCGTTGGTCAGGGCGCTGTAGTCCCAGCCCTCGGCGTAGGAGGCCGAAGCCGCTGCAGCGAAAGGAATGGCCAGGGCCAGATCGCGGGACACACGTTTGAGGTTTTTCATGGTGAGGCTCCTTTGCAGGTTTCAGGCGTGCTTGAGGAAGTCGAGAAAGGCCTTACAGCCGATGCCGATCAGCAGCACAGTGGTTACGAGGGTGAATCCGACGCCGAACACCTGGGCCAGTACCGCGGGGTCCAGCTGGCTCGGGTCGAACTGTTCTGGAAGCTGGACCAAGACCCAGCCACCGGAACACAGGGGCGCCCCGCCTGCATCGACCGAGACGGTGCCGTCGCAGGTGAGCGCGTAAGTCATTCGCCGGCCTGCTCGAGGTCGGCGGATTCGGAGGGTTCGCAGTCAGGGCAGACGGCGAAATGGGGCGGCAGGCTGAGGTCGGGCAGCAGGTCGCTTTGCGGCGCGGGCAGCGCCATGAGCTTGCCCATGTCGTTGCCGCAGCAGTCACAGTAAACCCGGTCATCGATCAGCATGGCCGCCCCTCCCGGTTAATTGGCCTTGGCCGGTTCCGGCTGGGTGCCGGCTAGCTTGGCGGTCGGGGTCGGTTGCTGGGTCGGCTTGGGGGCTTGAGCGGCGGCTGCCTTCACGGGTTCAACGTGCAGGACGATGAACTTGCCGGCGTTCTTGGAGCCTCGCTCGATCTCGGTGGTGACGCGGATCGGCTCAAGCACATCGAGGCCTTCGCAGGCGGACCACACTTCGTCCAAGGCTTCTTCGGAGACATTCATCGACAGGATGGAAATGCCAAGGTCACGCTTGCCGTCCGGCTCGTCACCGACAAACAGCTTCACCAGCTTGACGTTGTCGAACTCGACTTTCTCAGCGCTGATAAATGCAACTTCCATGATTGAACGTGCCATGTTGTGTTTCCTCTCGTTAATTGCGC